GTTTCAACAGGTGTTTCAACAGGTGTTTCAACAGGTGTTTCAACAGGTGTTTCAACAGGTGTTTCAACAGGTGTTTCAACAGGTGTTTCAACAGGTGTTTCAACAGGTTCTTCAACAGGTTCTTCAACAGGTTCTTCAACAGGTGCTTCTACAGTTTCAATAGGTGTTTCAACAGGTGTTTCAACAGGTGTTTCAACAGGTGTTTCAACAGGTTCTTCAACAGGTTCTTCAACAGGTTCTTCAACAGGTTCTTCAACAGGTTCTTCAACAGGTGCTTCAACAGGTGTTTCAACAGGTGTTTCAACTGGTGTTTCAGCTGGTGCTTCAACTGGTGTTTCAGCTGGTGTTTCAGCTGGTTCTTCAACAGGTGTTTCAGCTGGTGTTTCAGCTGGTGTTTCAGCTGGTGTTTCAGCGGGTACTTCAACCGGTGCTTCTACTGATCCTTCTATTGGTATATCATCTAAAATTTTAATTGGTATTTCTACAGGTATTTCTACAGGTATTTCTACAGGTATTTCTGTATTGATTAAAGCATCATACACTTTATCAATATAAAATGTATTAATTAAATTATGAAATATATTTTCTTTATTATTTATTATAAAATTAGTTTTTTTATTTAATATTGATAACATTTTTAAATTAGTATTATTTAAAATTTGTTTCCATTTATTTAAATCATCGGATAATTCCCAGTCAAAATTTTCATATTCTTTAATAAATATTTCAGGAATAGTTTGATCAGTTTTTATGGATATTTTTATACAATTACAATTTACATTTGTTGGAAATATAAAAATAGACCATTGATAATTAAGATGATTAATTTGATATGTCTTATATTCTATTGTGTTAGTAATAAAATTGTTTCTAGTATTAGAAAAACTTACGTTATATGGTGTAAATTTTATTTCATTTAGTTTGTTATCAGAAAACTCTATTTTTTTATTAAAAAAATAAATTTTAATAAATGGAGTTTCATCATCCATTTCTGCAATTTTATTACAAATTATTGTTTCAATTTGTTTTTTCCAATAAGTAATATCTAATGAATTATAATATAAATATAAAAAATTAAGAGTTGATAGTCCCGTTTTGTTTAAACAACCTAATGACCATTTATTTCTTTCATCTTCACATATAATTACACTAGAGTCATACATTTCATGATATAAAAATTTATTATCATTATTAAATATAAGATTTTCAATACCATCTAAACTAATACTTTTTTTTGAACCAATTGTAATATAATTTGGATTATATTTTTCAATAATAAAATAAGGAATTGAAGAAAAATTATTTTTAAAATATATTGTTAAATACATAAATTGATCAGATGCATTATTAAATTGTTCGGTTGTTAGAACAAAAATATAATCATCCTTTTTAATTATTGAATGATTAATATTAGATATATCATTTACATTTATTTTAGTTTCATTGCTATTAAAAGGATAAATATCTTGTGTATTTGAATTATAAAATAATTTTATAAAACCATATGCATTAATTATATTGTTTTTACCTAAATTAAATGATTCCATTATATAATTAAATTAGAAATAAATAATTTTTTATAATTAATATTAATTAAATTTTTAATTTATTAATCAAATGGATTAATCTCATCTTTATTTTCATTATTTTCTTCACAAGATAAAAAAGTATCTTCTTTAATTTTATTATCAGAAATTATCATAGTTCCTTTAGTTGTAGACCAAGAATTTTTTTCAAGATATTTTATAATCATATCACATAATTTAGCTTCATTTTTGCTATTACAAATTACTGATGAAACAGTTCCACATGCAGAACATTTAAGTTCAAGTGTTATATTTTTTTTTGATTCTTTTTTTAGTTGTGGAATTATTTCAGGAACAGTGCATTTAGGACAAATAACAATAAAATTTATGTAAACTTGAATATCATTTTGAAGTTTATCAGAAGAATAACCACCTGTTATTGACATCTTTTCTTCATTTGCAATTGAACCATTATAAATAGATAAAAATTTAAGTAAAAGATTAGCTGGTTGATTAATTTGATTACTTATTGTTTGCATATTATGAATTATAGTAAAAATACCATTGCCTTTACCACAAATAGTACTTTTAATAGGTTCCATTTTGTAACGATACGATTCGTCTATTTTTCCATTAATATTGATCATGTTATAATATATTATTATAAAATATATTCTTTAAAAAGCAATTTTTATTTTAATAATTTAAAATAAATTTTTTTAGTTGCTTCAACATCATTTAATGCATCATGCGCACCATCAAATTTATTTCCAAATAATTTTTCATATAAAGCTTCTAATTTAATTTTAGAACCATTCATTTGCATTGTATCTTTTGATTCAATATTTTTAAATATATTTAATATTGGATTATTATTATTATCAACAATATGAATACCATATGAACGAATATCATTTAATATAGTTGTTAAATCATATTGTAAATTATGCCCGACAACATATTTACATTCTGACAAATTATTTACTAATTCATTTATAACTTCTCTAAAATCTATTCCTTCTGCTTTAATTTTATTAATATCTATTCCATGAATTTTGGTAGAATCGTTTGTAGGTAATCTATTTTTAACATATTTATTAACTTTTGTTATAACATTACCGTTATCATCACAAATAACATATGCTAATTGTAACATATCTTTATAAAATTCACTTGTTTCTGTATCTAAAATAATAGTATATTTTCTATCTTTTTCAATATAACGAATATATGATTTTTCAATATTGTCTGGTTTAAAAATATATTGTAAACTATTTAATTTCAAAGGATTATTACAAATTCTATAGTTATTTTGGTCTCGTTTTATCATTAATTCAATATATTTTATAAATAATTTAATATTTAAATCTGGTTTTTTAATTTTATAATATTTACCATTCATTATATTTATAATACCCAAATATTTAATTTTTTCTTGTTCTTTTGATTCTAATAATGTATAATAAATAATTAATTGAACATACCATTCTAATTTAAAATCTGATTCAGAACATTTAATATCAATTAATGTTTCTTCAGTCCAATCAATTAAATCAATTTCACCTATTAAAATTCCAACATCTTTAAATTTATGATAAACTATTTTCTTACAAATTAAATCATGATCATTCATTATTTCTATGTATTTATCCATTTTATTTTTTATTCCATTACTTAACATATAGTTAAATAAATTAAAAATATTTCGATATATTAATCGTCTTCTATCATTATTACAATTTCTACATAATGAAATATTATAAATATCTTTAATTACTAAATTATTAGATTTTTTAGTTTGACAATTAATATATGATTCTTTAAGAATTTTTAAAAAATGAGAAGGATATGTATTTTCTCTAATTAGTATTTGATTTTTATTAATTAATTTTAAAATATCTTCATTTTGTTCAAGTTCTGTATTATTTGTACTATTTAATATCATTACCGTATCATTATCTTTAAAAGGAATATTTTTATTTATTATTAATTGACGTGTAATATATCTATCAACAAATTCACCAAAATCAGGTTCATAACTTCCTTTTTTAATTTCTTCACTAAATTCTATTTTATTATCTAAATCAAGTGAACTAATTAAATCAGTACATTCAATATCAAAATCAATAATAAAATTATTTGTTCTCATTTCATCTATAACTTCGGTATTTAACAAAAGAATAATATCAGTTACACTATATTTTTGTTTAATTGTATTATCATCTTTAGTTTCAAATATATCAAAAGATGGTTTAGAATTTTCCGGATTATAAACCATTTTAATATAATCTACATTTTCTTTAATAAAACAAGATATCGGTATTTCCGAATGAGTTGACATTAAATATAATCTATTTTTAGCTCTTGTAACACCAACATAAAAAAGACGTCTTTCTTCTTCAATATTTTTAATATTATTATTTAAATGTGAAGGAAAATGTTGATTACAAAAACCAAGTATAAAAACATAAGACCATTCTAATCCTTTCGATTTATGAATAGTTGTAACTGTTACTTTATTAGGTTCTAATAATTTTTTAATATTATCACCTATTTTATCGGTAATACAAGAAACTAATGGTATATTATATTTAGTTAACTCTGTTTCCATAATTTTTAAATGATAACTATTCCGTGATAGAATTACTATTTTATCTAAATTAATTCCTTCTTCTATTAATTTATTTATTTTATTAATTATAAATTCATTTTGTTTATCTTCTGTTTCTGATAAAATAAATTTAGGACGAAATCCTTTTTCATTATATGTTTTCATTATTTTCTTTACTTGATTTTCATTAAAATTTATTATATTATTTGCTAATTTAACTATAAGTTGATTACTTCTATAATTTGTTGTTAATGTATATGTAGAACAATTATTAAAGATATTATCAAAATTAATTAAAAAATAATTATCTGTTCCTCTAAATTGATAAATATTTTGTGCATCATCACCAATAACAGTTAAATAACAACCATTTTTTACAAATTCGTTTAAAATATCAAATTGTTTTGAATTTACATCTTGGAATTCGTCAAAAAATATGTAATTATATTTTGATGAAATTTCACTTCCATATTCCATCATTAATTTTCTACCAATTAAAACATATTCGGATAATGATATATATGTTTTTTGTTGGTGAAATTTATGATATAATAAACAACAAAAAGCATCAATTGTATAAATATCAATATTAATTTTAAAATCAAATAATTTAATAATTCTTTTTTTAAGATTTTCAGAAGAGTCTTTATTAAAAGTTAAGATTAAAATTCTATTTGGTGTTGTAAAATTATCAATAAGATATTTAACTCTACATAAAATAGTTGTCGTTTTACCTGAACCTGCACCTGCTATAATTCTTATATTTTGATTTGGTTTACTAGTAACTACTGTATATTGTTCGTCATCTAAATTAATTTCTTCATCATCTAAATTAAATGTTTTTTCATTTTTTTTATAGTTTTTCATAATATTACTTACTTTTATTAGTTCTTCTTTTTTTAATTTTGTTGTTCCACCTTCTATAAATGGCGAAAATAATTTTAAATCATTAGATTTAATAATATTATATAAATTCATATATTATATTATTAAATAATTTTTTCTTTACACCTCTTTGATTTTATTCGGATAGTTTTACGCAGTCGACTTGTTTAACGATCCTGATTCATTAACATCTTAACTACAACCTTCTCTTTACTAGAATAAGTTCTGTTCGATTATACCATAAAGCCAATAGACTTGGTACTGTTCATGATTAGATTTATAATTTTTTTGCGAGTTCTTCATTATTAGTAATAAATAGTTTAAATAAAGTCTTGATGAGGCTTCTTTCTTTTTTTAATACATTCTAATATATTTTTTTCATTTGCCAAGAATATAAATTTGAATCTTCTAATGTATAATAATCATCATTAATACTATCAATTATAACAACATTATCATGATAAACTTTATTATCTTTTAATACTAGTTCTATATTTTCTAAATCAAACTCACTAAATTCAGAAGTTATAAGAGATGAATGTGAAATTTCTGACCAATTAGAACCATAATTATTTTCTTTAACATTTATTACTATTTTTTCAATACAATTTAATAATTTTTTATTACCTTTTTCTGATATTATTAAATCAGGAACAATAAAATTAATATTATTATCTTTAAGATAAAAATTTTTAAATAAATATAATGAAATATTAAATTCTTCTGTTAAATTATAATTTAAATCTATATATATACCACCATTTTTATATAAAATACAATATTTCCATAAATCTAATTTATTTTTAATATGTTTTAAATTTATATAAGTTGTATAAATTTTAGAATCAAAGTTTTTTCTAATAAATTCACCACAATCATATAAACTAAATAAAAAATATCCAAAATTAGGTAAACTTTCTTGAATATTTTTTGATTTATTTTTAGTTTTTTGTGTTAAAACTGAATCTAAATGAACTTGATATATTTTAGGTGGAATCAAAGTTTTAATATTTTTCATTAACATAATATCAAATAATAATTGTCTATCTACTTTTATTTTATCAAATGCATTTTTATATATAAGCTTTTTCCCCCATAATACTGTATAATGTGGAATGCATTCATATTGTGATTGTTCTGAACGATAATTTTCATACATTGATAAAATATTTGTACCATTATATTCAATATGCCAAGCATCTTTTGAAAATTGTAATAAAAAAGTATCTGTATTTTTAAAAAATTTACCTAGTAATCCAGGTCCTGTAGGATATAATGAATTTATTCCCATAGTACCAGATTTTACATTTTCAACAATTTCATTTATACAATTTAAAAAAATGTGATTTTTTGGTTTTGTAATCATAAATCCATTATAAATACCTATTTCATTCTTTTCCCAATGACCCTCTCTATCTTTAACAAAATAATTATTATTATTATCTGTTAATTGTTTTAAATTAAACTTATTAGTATGAAACTTAATATCAATATAAATACCACCATATTTATATAAAATACAATATCTCCATAAATCCGCTTTATATGCACCTGGAATTAAATTTTCATACGTATCATAAATTTTTGTTCCAAAATAGTCTTTAATAAATTTTTTACAATCATTATCATCAAATAAATGAAATTTAAATTGTGGATTATCTTTTTTTAATTTAATTACAGCAATAATCATTCCAGGTGGTAAATCTTTAGTTGGCCAAGTTTGATAAATATCTAATGGAATAGTATCATTTATAGTTACTTTTGTATTCATTTATAATATATATATAATATATTTTTTCTTTTACATAAACCATATTTTGTTATATTAAAAACTATTTTCTAAATTTATAATATTTTCTATTTTATTTTCAAGTTCTATAAATGTACCATTATTTTTAATACTATGATTAAATGGTTCTTTAATCCAACTAGTTTCACTTTCATGTAATTCATTAGGTGGTTCTTTTTTACCTAGTTTAACATCATCAAACCATTCTGGTAAATCACCACGATAAATTTGTATAATAGTTGCATTATATTTATTTAAAATGTTAATTTCATTTGGAAATCGACAATCTGTAATAACAACTTTATCATAATCAAGTAATTTTTTTTCAATACAATTTATCCAAATATCTTTATGAAAATGATTTCTGAATAAATCAGTTCCTACATGTTGTAGAATATATCGCGGAGTTAAATTATTAATCCCTAATTTTTCAGACCACCAATCATCAACTTTTTCTCTCCATTCTCTTGATTCTTTAGAATCACCTTCTAACATTTTTCTATCCCAATTAAAAATAATAGAAGCAATATCTTTTACAGTACCACCAAAACTTAATTTTTTATAACCATATTTTTTTATTAATATATTGGCTAATGTATCTTTACCAGAACCTTGAAATCCACAAATAGCTATAATTTTCATTATTACAATATATTTTATTATAAATTATTTTAAAATCAATATTTTTAAAATAATTATTTTATAATATAAATTATATGAAAAAAGCACAATTACCACAAGAAAAATTTTCAAATGCACTAAGATTATCACAAAACTCATCAAATGTATCAGGACAAAGTACACCCCATCATTTTTTTTACTATTTTATTTTATTTTTAATTATTGTAATAATAATAAAGGTAATGACAAATAAATAAACTAAATAATATTTATAATGCATCATAAAAATAAATATTATATCTCTTTCAAGAATATCAAAAATTTGATATACTTAATAGAGACAACTTGAAAAGAATCAAGTTGATGTTATCAGACAGGACGCCGATACCACCCAGCATAACGGATACGAAAGAATTTTCCGTTTGATGGGGTGTAATGGTCGCGAGACCCATCCGTATTATATCTGATGTAAGTTCCATCAGCGTAATACGTGATTTGAGTCCCATCTCCAAAATATGCGATGATAGAACCATCATTTTGCCGCTTAATAACTGGCGGCTTCTTGACGGGCGGCTTCACAATTGGCGACTTCACAACTGGCTGCTTGACAACTTGTTGAGAAATTCGCATACGGTATGCTTTGATAAGCGCCGCGTGTTTAGCTGCAAGTCCAGTCTTAACTGGCTGAGACTCAACTGGTCGAGACTCAACTGGTCGAGCCACAAGTTCAGGATGGATAACTCGCATACAGTGAGCATATTGACATGCTTCGAGTCGATATGGATTGTGCAAAAGCGTATTGCGCGCTCTGATAAACTCCAGTTGAGACGGAGAATGGTCCATATCGTTTGCTGGGACTGTGCTGTTCCTGTATAACAATAATTTATTTTTTTATTATAATAATTTCTATTTTATTATTTGGATATTTTTCTATTATTTTTTACTTTTTAATAAATATATAATATATATTATAATAATGTATACTATATTATTTATAATATTTTTAGTAATAGTTGTATTATTTCTATTAATATATAAACCTACATCACAATTGGTTGACAAGGTAATAGTCGACTATTCTGTAAAGCCTACATTTATTAAGGGACGTCAAGAACAAAATCCCTCGTCAAGTTTAGCAATGAATAGATACATCGTGTTCTACAAAAAGGGCGTGCCTGTCGAGGAGATGTTGCGCATTGAAAAGAGCGTACAAGATACAGGCGGTCAAATTACAGCCTTGTACAAGACCTTCGGAGGCTTTGCGGCACAATTGCGCCCAGAGCATGTGAGCACGCTGCAGAAGGATCCAGCCATTCAGTCTATTGAGCCTGATGGTGATGTTCGTACAGGATGATCCAGACATTCAGTTCATTGAGCATGATAGTAAGGTTCGTGCAGTATGCTCAGTCGAGTAGATCCATCCAACTGCTCAAGCTTGAGGTGTAGTGAAGTTATAACACTTGGCCCTCAAGGTGTGGAAGGCACAGTGGGTACTGTAGTTGCATGAGTACTACTGGCGGCTTCACAATAGGCTGCTAGACAACTTGTTGAGAAACTCACATACGGTGTTCTTTAATAAGCACTGCGGTTTAGCAGCAAGTCCAGTCTTAACTGGCTGAGATACAAGTTCAGGATGGATAACTCACATACAGTGATTATATTGACATGCATCGAGTCGATATGGATTGTGCAATAGCGTATTGTGCACTCTGATAAACTCCAGTTGAGACGGAAAATGATTCATATCCTTTGTTGTTTCTATGATGTGCATGTACTATTCCTGTGATGGTCTTGTGATGTTCCTGTGATACAATAATTTTTTTATAATTATTAACTATCATTTATTTCTTTATTATAATAATTTCTATTTTGTTATTAGGATATTTTTTTACTTTTTAAAAAATATATAATATATATTATAATAATGTATACTATATTATTTATAATATTTTTAGTAATAGTTTTATTATTTCTATTAATACATAAACCTACATCACAATTAGTTGACAGGGTAATAGTCCACTACTTTGTAAAGCCCCCATTTATTGAGCAAGAATTACAAAATCGCGCTAATGCAGAAGGAATTAACTACTTTAAAAATAAAGATGCTAGCGGAATAGAAATAGTAGCTACCGGCATAAAAGACGATATTATAAACGTTGACAGAATGGCTCGTTATAGTGCCTACATAGAACTAGAATTACTAAAGAGAAAAATATCATCATTTAGAAGATTTCTAATGACAGAAAAAGAACATAATAGATTAAAATATCTACAATTAATTTTTAGAGATGGGCCTTTTACAGTAGGAATTGTACAACCAACACAAGATATAATTGATAATATAATAGCTAATGAAAAAAAACGTTCTGCAGAAGAAATTGAAGAAATGTGGAGTAAAGTTTATCGTTATATACCCATTCCTGGGCATTTTATACCAGTTGGTATTATTTTATTTTTAATTATGATATTAATAGTATTTGCAATAATAAAAAAAAATAAACCAAATAATATTAATACTAATAATACTAATAATACTGATAATGATGATGATGATGATGATAGTAGTACACTATAAATAATAATATGTCTATATGTGCTAATATTAGTTGGTATTAGTAATATAATTAGTAAAATTGATACTATTTATTAAATTATAATATTTTTTTACTTTATTATTTAAAAAATATTTTAAGAATAATTTTTATATAAATTACATTAATGAGAAAATATATACTTATTTTTATTGTATTATTTGTATTTTATTACATATTTAAATATTGTAATGAAATAAAAGATGAAAATATTAAAGAAGATTTTGGTCAGTCGAATTGCCAACAACGACAGCAGGAGCAGCAGCGGCAGCGGGAACAACGACAGCAGGAGCAGCGACAGCAACAGCAGCAACCTGTTATAGTGCCTGCACCACTTAGTGCACCTAGAGATGTAAGTGCAAACCTAGTTCAAGGTAATAATACTCAAGCTTTAATAAATTGGATGGCGCCATTAAATAATGGTGGTTTATCAATAAATTATACCGTAGGAAGTATTCCTCCCGCTAGAATACCAACAATAACTGGTACATCAACAACTGCATTTGATTTATCATCTAATACAAATTATACTTTTATTGTAACAGCAACAAATGCAACAGGTTCAACATCTAGTTCTACTGGCTTGACTACTCCATCTATACCACTTAGTGCACCTAGAGGTGTAAGTGCAAACCTAGTTCAAGGTGATAATACTCAAGCTATAATAAATTGGACGGAACCATTAAATAATGGTGGTTTATCAATAAATTATACCGTAGAAAGTAATCCTTACGCAGCAATATCAACAATAACCGGTACATCAACAACTGCAACTGGATTATCACCTAATAGAACTTATACTTTTTTTGTAACAGCAACAAATGCAACAAGTTCAACATTTAGTTCTACAGACTTGACTACTCCATCTATACCACTTAGTGCACCTAGAAGTGTAAGTGCAAACCTAGTTCAAGGTGATAATACTCAAGCTATAATAAATTGGACGGAACCATTAAATAATGGTGGTTTATCAATAAATTATACCGTAGAAAGTAATCCTTACGCAGCAATATCAAC